TTCAGGAGACGTTGATATGGTCAAGTTGGCTGTGTCAGGATTACAAACTCAGTATCAAGCTGCGGAGGGTACAGACCCATCTTTAATAGGTGGACAATCCAGTAACTCAACAGGCGGTAATTATAGTTCTTGGGCAGAAGTGACCCAAGCTATGAGCGACCCACGATACAACAGTGATCCAGCATACCGTCAGTCTGTTTCGACTAAGATAGCTCGAAGCAACATACAATAGTCTCTTTATGCCCTCTTCGGGGGGCTTTTTTAACAGGAACGAAACACAACAATTAATTACCTTTGACCCCTGCGGGGACAATCTAAGCGGAAAGATTAAGTGTTAAGTGACTAAACATTAAACATTCATTTAAACATTTAACAAAAGGTAAAATATTATGTCTTATACTGCATCCCGATTGGGTGAAAATGCTGCTACTGGTACTAATGCCAAGGAACTCTTTCTAAAGACGTTCACTGGTGAAGTACTTACAGCATTTAACGCCAACAACATCGCAATGCCACTACACCGTGTACGCACAATCTCTTCAGGTTCTAGCGCACAGTTCCCACTAACAGGTATCGCTACTACTGCAACTCTTGCAGCTGGTAACGAAGTATCACCTAGTGCTATCGCTCACAGTGAGAAAGTAGTTAACATCAATGATCTTCTAACCTCTTCAGTTTTCATTGCGAAAATTGATGAAGCTATGAACCACTATGATGTTCGCTCTATCTACTCTTCTGAGATCGGTACTGCTCTAGCTAACGCTGCGGATACAGCTGTATTTGCTGCTGTTGCTGCTGCAACTGATGATACTGCTGAGTACGCTCAAGGTGCTAACCAGAACAATGCTGATATTGAAATTGCTGGTACTCCTTCTGCTTCTACTGGTACTGACGTAGCTGAAGCCATCTTCCAAGCTCTAGAAGCTCTAGATACTAAGAACGTAACTGGCGAGAAGTCTGTTGTCCTAGACGCAGCTACTTACTACAAAATGTTCGCTGGATCTGCTTCTAACCTAGCTGGTGTGATGAGTTCAGACTTCGGTACAGGTGGTAACTTGAACACTGGTACTGTTCCACAAATCGGTGGAGCTAAAGTGTATATGTCTAACAACCTCCCAGCAGGTTCTAAAGGCTTAGTATTCACTAAAGATGCTGCGGCAACAGTTAAGCTATTAGACTTAGGCGTTGAATCAGAGTACCAAGTTGCAAAACAAGGTACACTAATGGTAGCTCGCTACGCAATGGGTCACAGCTCATTACGTCCTGAGTGTGCTGTTAAACTGACTAACGCTTCGTAAGATTAGTTTAGTAAACTTTAAGAACACCTCCTTCGGGGGGTGTTTTTCTTTATTTTTTCATTGAGGTAAACATGACAACTCCAACAACACAGCTTCAGGCTGTAAACTCTATGCTCTCGACCATTGGCGAAGCACCAGTCAACAGCTTAAGTTCTGGTTTAGTTGATGCTGAAACGGCTGAGACTGTACTCAATGAAGTTTCAAGAGATGTTCAGTCATTTGGCTGGAACTTCAACAGTGAGCCAGATGTACCAGTAGCTAAAGATTCTAATGGTAAAATACCACTAGCGACAAATGTCTTACGTGCTGACCTAGCTAGTTCAGTAAATAAATACAGAAGTAACAAGAATGAATATGTACAGCGTGGTGCTTTCATGTACGACAAAGTACAACACACAGATATCATCAATAAAGATTTAAAACTAGATATTGTCTATATGCTAGACTTCACATTGATACCAGAAGTAGCAAGACGATACATCACAATTAAAGCTGCACGATTATTCCAAGAAAGAGTAGTCGGTAGTGACAACCTCTCAGCCATGAACAGAGCTGATGAGCAACAAGCCCTATTCGCTTTGAAAGAAATGGAAAGCGAGAACGGGGACTATAACATATTTGACGATGGCGGCACGTATAGCGTTCTTGATCGTTCAATCGGACACAAGGTGATCTAAATGGCTTTAGTTTCTAAAAGCATACCCAACCTCATTAACGGGGTTAGTCAACAACCCGCAGCTCTACGATTAGAGAGTCAGGCAGAAGTACAGGAAAACGGTTTCTCGGATGTGGTTGATGGTCTTAAGAAACGCCCACCTACAAAGTTTTTAAACAAGTTAAAGTGTGTTGACCCTGAAGACGATGTATCAGATAGCACCGCTAATGTAAGTACAAGAGCTACCCACGATGTACCCTACCTAGATAAAGCCTTTTTCCATACATATAAGCGCAGTGACGATGAGGTGTATTTAATTGTTATAACGAGTGTTATACAGCCTTATATTAACTATGTGGGAGTGCAGCCAAAACCTAAAGTTTTAGTCTATGATGAAGCAGGGTCACTTCGTTATGAGTCTAATGTGGCTAGTTGGGATGCAGACGGCAATTGGATTGCACATAATAACGATAACACTTATTACCTACCCGACTATACCGATCAATATAATAGAACATCCATCAATAGAGCTAAATACTATAAAGATGTAACCGCAACTTCTGTTGCTGATGCAACCTTTATTGTGAATAAAACAAAAAATATTGAACAACATACAAGTTATTATGCAGGGTATGCCACTTCTGAAAGAGGGTGGTTATCTCACGATACTACAAAATCTTTGATTTACCTTAAGAGTGTGAATTACGGAAGAAAGTATACGGTTCAGTTGGTTAACGCAGATGGGAGCGATCTTGCTGATTCGTCTTACACCACACCAAAACAAATAACTGACGTTACCGCTGGCTCAGGCGGTGATGACCAAGAAATTAACAACGATGCTCTTAAAACTAGTTCTGTAATCCATGCGCTTAGGGGCATAGGATCCAGTAGCGCTGTCACTGCCGTATACCCAAGCAGCACTAGTGATTTACCTTACTTTGTTTTAAAGGCTAACACAGATAACTACACAATTAGAGTTACAGATGACGATGGGGGTGTCAACCTTAAAGCATTCAGAAAGAACGCTAAATCATTTACAGATTTACCCAACCAATGCGAAGACGGTTTTGTCGTAGGCGTTGTGGGCGATAACCAAAAGAAAGAAGATGATTTTTATGCAAAGTTTGAAGGCGAAGGTGGTTCAGGTTTTTGGAGAGAGTGTGCTGCACCTAACACAGTCAACTCCTTTCTCCACACCACTATGCCTCATCAGCTAAAACAAAACTCTGATTTAAGTTTTACATTTGGACAAGCTCCGTGGGAAAACCGCAAGTGTGGAGATGAGAATACTAACCCATTCCCTAGTTTCACGGACAGTGCCATAACAGATGTATTCTTCCACAGAAACCGTTTAGGTTTTCTATCAGGAGAGAATGTTATATTTAGTGGGGCAGGGGATTACTACAACCTCTTCCGTACTACTGTAAGAACTCTTCTAGACTCTGACCCTATTGATGTAGCGGTAAGTCAGAACGAAGTGTCAACCCTAAAAGCAGCTGTACCAATACAGGATAACTTATTATTATTCTCCAGCCTTAACCAGTTTACATTATCAGCTGCACAGTTATTAACGCCAGCTGAGGTAACAATAGAGCAGTCTACTAAATATGAGTGCGATCTTACAGCACCTCCAATAGCAGCGGGGAACAGTGTGTTCTTTGCTACACAATCTGGAGGTTATGCAGGAGTACGTGAGTTCTTTACTAGAGAGACAACGGAAGTTAAAGATGCTACCTCTGTTACATCACACGTTCCTGAATATATAAAGGAAAAGATAGTACAGTTCGCTGCCTCTGCTAATGAGGATATGCTTGTAGCTCGTGTTGACGATGAAAATGACTCAGCAGAACGAAAGAAACTATATGTGTATAAATGGTATAACTCCTCATCAGAGCGATTACAAAGTGCTTGGTCTGTGTGGACTTTCCGTGAAGAAATAAAACACATATTCTTTACTAATAACCTACTTTATATTAACTTTAAAGACGGCACTTTTGAAGTGCTGGATGTGAAGTATGATAAAACTGAGGTGTTACTGGACAGTCAGCTTGAGATAGATTTTGTTCAGCAAATTACTGATGACTACCCATCAGCAAACTTAGAGCTTGTGAACAGTGATGGGTTATCTTTGGGGGCATTCAACCCAAACAACCCGACAGCAGAGCAAAGCGCAGCACTTGGTAGCTCTAGCAGCAACGCAGTTGTGGGTATCCCCTATACATTTAAGTATCAAATGTCAGAGCAAGTGTTTAAACCAACACAAGGTGACTCAACACAGCTTGCTCGCTTCCAGTTAAGGAAGATGTCGTTTAACTATAATGACACGGGACACTTTGATGTTACTGTAGACTCCGTAGGTAGGTCTCCAATTACCTCACACTTCACAGGGCGTGTATTAGATAACCAACACAACCTTTTAGATCAGTCTGCTGTTATCGATGACGGGTCATTCCAAGTTGGGGTGCAAGCACGGGCAACAGATACAGCCATAACAATAACTAACGATTCACACCTTCCCAGCACGTTCCAAAGTGCAGAGTGGGAGGGGTATATCGTACTACGAAACCAGAGACTCTAAATATGACACACTACTATAGAAAAGCAACATTTCAGGATTGCCGAGAACTAGCCCCAGCTATGCGTGAACAAGACGCTAAGGAAGTTATGGCTAGTAGCGGGCTTACACCCTTAAGGGCATTACAGGAAAGCTATAACGCTTCTGCTCCTGAATGCTTTAGTATCATCCATGAGGATGGTGATGTAGTGGGAATGTTTGGGTTGTCTGATTGTGGTATATTTGCAAGTCCTTGGTTGTTAGGTTCTCATAAACTACCTGAGACCAAAAAGGTGATGCTACCAGTTTCAGCAAAGTGGGTGGAGGAAAAGAATGACCAACACCCACTCTTGCTTAACTACGTACACGCAGAAAATACAGTATCGATGAGATGGTTAAAAGCACTAGGCTTTCAGTTCATCAAACTAGAAAAAGAATACGGAGTAGGAAAACAACCCTTCTACCAATTTGTGAGGATAAAAGAAAATGTGTGATCCAGTAAGCCTAGCGGTAGCCGCAACAGCAATGTCAGTAGCGAGTGCTTCCCAAGCACACCAAGCTCAAAAAGTAAAAGAGCAAGTTAACAGACGTAGTGCGCTACAAGCTCAAAAAGATGAACAACGACAAATTAACATACAATCAGCCCAAGAAGACACAGCGGCTGCTGAACAGAAACTACAAACAGATTTAGATACAAGGGTGATGGCATCACGAGCAACTGTAGCTGGTGGTGAAAGTGGTGCAGTCTTGAATAACAATGCCGTCCTGCAAGATATAGAACGTCAGGGTCTAATGGCTAACACCGCTGTCGATAGAAACTTAGGCAACACCATGCAAGGTCTACAAGAACAGCGACTAGGTGCTAGATCAAGAGCGCAATCAAGAATTAACTCAGTGTCCAAACCAAGTTCAACAGCTACAGCCTTAAAGATAGGGTCTGCTGTTGTAGGTGGTATGAGTTCCTCTGGAGCATTTGATGCGCCTACTACACCTACTACACCTGTACCTTAGAAACTTAAACAAATTAGGAAAAACTAAATGGCAACCTCAATAGATAAATCAGTGAATTGGCGTAATGCTGCGGCTACGCCTGATTATCAGGTTACTGCTAGACAAGTGGATACATTTGTCCAAGGTGAAAGAAATACCAAAGGTATGCAAGTAGCTGCGGCTCTTGACTCTGCTGCTGGTACTGTTTCACAAGTTGGTAAAAATTTAACTAGTAAAGCAAAAGAACAAGTAACAAATTTAGAGCTGCTGAGAGCTTCTAACGCCTCTAGCGAGCTTATCCCTGCTGTTCAGGAGTTTGCAGAAACTTATGATTACAGCATTAAAGATGGTAAAAGACCAACCAGTGCTGAAGTATGGGAAGCGTTCACATCAAGTAACCCAGCCTATCAAGATACACTATCCTCTTTAACTACCGACACAGCTAAAAATTCATTTAATAAGGTAATAGGCGGTAACTTTTACACTACATACGGCACATCTGTAAAATCTTTTGAAATAGGTGAGGAAGATGTAGAGCTTGGTAACTTTGCTATTAACGCACTAAGAGGGGAAACCTTAAGCGCATCGTCACCAGAGTTTCTTAAATTATTTAAAGACATGGACGAGTCTATTCAGTCAATGGATAGATCACCACAGGAAGCAAAGAAGCTTCTCATGTCTACTGCACTACGCTCTGCAAACGAAGATGGAGACTTTCGTCTATACTCTTTACTTCTTGGTGAAGTAGAAGGTCAGCGTACAATCCTATCTAACGATGAATACGATTTAGCTTTCAGGCAACGAGAAGCTGTACAGTCTCGTATGCGGGCTGAACAAAATAGATTAGCCTCAGAGAAGGTAGCGGGTGTTAAACAAGCTAAAGTAACACTACAGTCTACTATAGGAAATCTTTTCACTACTGGCGAAGCAACTACAGAAAATTTAATAGCTGCTGTTAAGACTGCTGAGGATGCTGGTGTAGGTACTGCCGCTTCTGATGCTGATAAGATATACAAAGCTTACAAGAGTCTTTCAACAGAAGAGATTGATGCTGGAGATATGATTGACCTATACGATGGCTACATCCAAGCACCTGATAAGATTGATTGGCTAAATAGAAACTCAAGTCGTTTAGATGAGGGCTTGCTGAACACTTTCTTAACACAAGCCCCAAGACAAAACCCTTATCAAGGTAAAGCTTATGTAAGAGCTAATGAAATAGTTAAAACTTTGGTTAGAGATAACAGCGTCCTTGATATGTTTGTAGAAGCTCCTCGATTTGCCCCTCTACGCTTAATGTTTGAAGAGGATTTCTTAGCGTTATCTACTAGCCCTGAATGGCATGATATGAAATTACCTGAGAGAAACGAAGCTTTGTTTAAGGTTATACAAAAACTACAAGGCTATAAGAAATTAATTGGCGAAGATGACTTTATGAGTCCTGAAGAAATAAGACTAAAGGCAGCAGTTGACGGTGCTTTAAATTAATAGGAGATTACTATGGCTACAGGCATTGAATTATTAAGGTCAGCCCAAGAAGAAATA